AAGTATTGTTGTCAAACCATATTTCGGTTATACCGTCGGCAGCGGTGAAAGAAAACATTGCGTTTTTTACAATTTCCCGGGCGCCCGTCTTCCGGTCTACCACTGCATAGTCGTATAGCGGGCGGATATAAACGCCTGATTTACTCATTTTCGGCGCCCCCTTTTTTTAACCATGCGCGGAAACAATTAATAGTCTTGTTATACGACGGGACTAAAACAAACAATTGACCGGCGCGCTTGCCCTTGCCTGCACGGTATACCGGCCGATTATACAACGGATCCCCGGCGCGCGTAACATATCCGCATTGCTTTGTATATTCACCGGTTAAGATATAACCGGCTTTTTCCGCCTCTTGTAAGTCGTTGTATACAACAGGGCACTTAAAACTATATGGTAAAAACATTGTAAATCCCCCTTTTCAGAATTCACGCGGGCATGTTGCCGCGTATATGGTTTTATAATCCTTTTCGGCGGGGCGCTTGTTTTCAGCTTGCCCCGCCCCGGCTGCCGATATCAAGAAAAGAACGACAGCAACAACGATTGATAATATTCCGATTGACATATTGCACCCCGCCCCGGTTTAATGGGCGTATACGGCACGACGCCCGCCCCGTTTTGCATTGTAGCAATATTTGCAAGCTTTGCACTGTATCCCCGTGCGGTGCCCGTGGCAATCTACGGCGGGGCAATGCGGAAGCGCTGAAATTTCCGGGTTGCTGCCGTCGTCATAAATGAATTGCGGTAAATCTGCTATAGGTTCCGAAACACCCGTCCACGGACTGCACTGAAGCGAAAAGTTAACCGGCAAATTGTCGACGCCGTACCGGTAAACAAGCGCGTTGCACTTTGTATACGCGCCAAAATGCGTTTCCGGGTGCCGTTTCATCATTTCGCACATTTCCGAAAAGTAAATAAATGATTTTTCGCCCGGCTGCCCGTTGTCGTCAACGTCTATCATAAAGTCCCCGGTATCATGCACACGGAAAAGTTCCGGGGCGTTGCCGTCCGCGTATATTGCCGCTTCAAGCGCATGCACTGCCGCGGCCGGGTCAAGCTTCACAAAAAACGTATTTTCGGCCGCGTGGACAAAGGTCATAGTATAGCGCGTCATTCTTTTTGCATAACAACCCGGGCAATTTTGGCCACAAGTGCCGGTGCAGTCTTCCGGGATAATGCCCCGGCTTGCATACGTTGCAAGCGCGTTTTCGGTTTTCGGCGTCGCGCCGTTGTACATCTGCCGCACGTCCCCGGCTAAAAGGTTAAAAGAATCAATCCCGGTTTTGCTGTTATCATGAGAAACAAAAACCTTGCAATTTCCAGTTGTAAACATTATAATAAAATCCCCCTTGTAAAAATTTGGTTTTGGTAGAATCGGTTTTTCTTGTGGGCGCCCCTTGTCAAACTGCAATTTGCAAGGGGCATTTTTTAAAAGTCTATAGTTTCCATCCGTTCAGGTTCACGGTTTTCAACATATTCATAATGAAAACCGGAATTGTAAACATTGCGGACGCGCTGCCGCTTACGTTCCGGGCGTGCCTTTTCGCTTGCGCTATGGTTAACAAGTGCCTTATAAAGTGCCCGCGCTGCCGCGTCAATTACCGTTTCCGGGCAAGTACAAGAGAATAACGGATCATACAAGAAAAGCTGTTTGTCGACTTCAAAACTGTAATAATCGCGGCTGTATTTCCCGTTAACAACCGGGATTTTGTGCCCGTAAAACGGGAAAAACATATTGTCGTCAAACTGAAAATAATAATGGAAACCGCCGACAACAAAAGAAATATAAGTTGACTGATTTACCCGGCGCGGCGTGTTATCAAAAAGCATATAACGCGCAAGTTTATTTTCATGTTCCGCTATTGCGTTGTTACGCGTTTCATTGTCTTCCCCGTAAAGTTCGCGGGCAAGCTTGAGAGAGTCGACGCGGCTTTTCTCATTTTCAACCGCTTCCAAAAGAGAACGGTTAACAATGGAAAATTCAGTGCCCGGCTTTACCCGTCCGCCGTTTTCGGCGACAATTTCCGCAAGCCGGTTAATTACCCGGCAGGCGTTGAACGTCCACGACGACGGAAACAATGTTTCGCCTTTTCTTGCTATCATGATTTTTTATCCCCCTTAATAAATTGTATTTTGATTTGTTTCCGGGATCCGTTGTTTTCCCGTGTATACCAGCCGGTTATATTTCCCGGTTGGCATAAGCTGAAAAACAATGTTTATCCGTATATCCGCGCGGCCTTATTCATGATGCGCGTTTCTTCTCTTTTAGCTTTCGCCTGCACTTTCTTCCGCGTTTCCGCTTTGTACATTGTCCACCATACGACGCCTGTAACGTTGTTGATGAATTCCATTTCAATAGTATGAAAACCATCAAAGTCTACATAATGGTACCAATTGCAAGTGATCACTTTATTCATTGTTTTTCCCCCTTGATTTATTGTGGCTATATCTTATCACGGCATACATTATATTTCAATTCGCAAAATGTACAAATCTATAATGAGATACCGTATATTTTTAGAGCAAATTATACAACAATTGCAGCACTTTGCACAACGTGCCCGGATCCCGGCGCCCGCTGCTGCATAATTCAATATTTAATAAGGTAGGAAAATGCAAAATGCCCCGTACTGATGCACAACGTCGCGCACAAAATAAATATGATGCAGCGCATTACACAAGTTTAACTATCAAGGTGACAAGAGAATACGCGGATACAGTCCGCGCCGTATGCGCTGCCGCTGGTGTTGCCCCGGCTGCAATCATGCGCGCCGCGTTGGATGCATTTATAAAAGAGAATGCAACCGGCGACGCGTCCCCGGATCCGCCCAGCAGGCAAGAGGAACAACAATAATCCTATTATTCCGGTAGGATTATATAACTTATGTGTGTACCATGGTATCTATGAGAATTTGTAATAGATGATTATGCATGAGAGATTGTAATAGATGTGGATGTATGAGAGATTGTCATGTCTAAGTGTAAAGTAAATCTACATGACGCCAAAACTTGAAACATCGTGCCCGCACTGGGCGTACAAGTGTCCGTGTACGACGTACAGATTCAGGGTAGGGTTAACGTTAATCTCTTATAATATTTTATTATGCGAGATTTTCCAGTATTTTTTCGCTGAAATTTGCTCATTTTTCGCAGCCAAACTGAAAATAAGAGAGGAAAGTTGATGATCTGCCGAAATGGTTTACATAAATCAGTTTCAGAAGAATGGTAAATTATTGTCAATCTGGGGTTCACCCACCCACCCGGGCGTCCGGGGGTATTATTGTTAAGGATTTGACGGGAGTAAGCATCAAAAATATCCTCCAAAATCAAAAAGGCCACCACGACGATCCAGCGAATTCCACTGGGACGGTCGTCTGGTGGTGTTTTTTTGTCGACATGGTGGCGAGAACCGGGAGGCTGGGCATACAGTACACCTTGGTGTACTACAACAGCTACAGTAGATCTATAATAGATAAAATTGAAAAATATCCATATTAGATATTATTGAAAATAAAGTATTAGGAAAATTGCGTAGTCGCTGTAGTACAGTAGTGATTGCTGTGGCTTTTGATATATCTTGTAGCGACTTGTTGACGCACCATCTGGCATGGTTATACAATATCATTGTAGTATTTGATTCCTTGTTGGAGGTGCTGTTATGGCAAGCAAAGAGATTGAAGAAGCGATGAAACGCATTGCGGACGTTAATGAGGTTCTTGGAAAATATGGATGCAGCTTGGCTATTATTAAAACGCCGAGGGAATATAACCGCAGTGGCGACGGAGGCATTACTCCTACTTCTGTATACGGAAAAAATAATGTGCGAGAGAGGCGCTTGGCAATGGGCATGACTAAGACGCAGTTGGCGAAGGCAATGGGCGTCAGGAACGTCATTGTGTACAGAATGGAGAAAGAGGGATGCCAGCATCAGCGCGTATCGATGGAAAAATTTGCAGACTTCTTTGGCTGCACAGTAGAAGATTTGCTGAGAGAGGACTGGCAGGATGTTAAAAACTGATCTTTCGTTTGAATTCGGCAAAGCGTTGTTCCGGGAGCATTTGACCCGGAAGAATGTTTGTGATGTGTTCAAAATCACGTCTGGGAACCTGTCGAGGTTGCTGCACAAGCCGATGCCTACACCTCAACTTGTGGACATTCTGGATACGATGGGGTACGACGTGGAGGTGCGGTTCGTGAAGAGGGGAGGCGCGGAGAATGGCGGAAAGAGATGAGAAGCTGATTGAGCGGTTGATAGGGATGGACGACGTGGAGGCGTGGAAGGATGCGTACACGCTTTGTATGCATCTGATAGAGGAGGACGCGTCGGAGGTGATGGATGCCAGCGGGTTGCTGGTGGCGGAGGAGAAAAATTCCGAAAATGTAAAAAAGGCGCTGGAGTACGGCAGGCAGATACGGAGGAGGCTGGCGAAGCAGTTGAAGTCCGGGGATGCGCGGGGAGAGTGGCTGTACTGGAGACTGCTGCTCATGGCAGCGCCGTATGATTTCGATAGTTACTGCCGGTATATAGAGAAGGATAGGGAACCGAGCAAGCGGTTCTACGAGCCGAGGCGGAAACAGCTGTATCCGATAGCGCAGGCACTACAGCGGCTGGAGGACAACGAACTCGATCTGCTGGCCATCTCGCTGCCTCCCGGCGTTGGCAAGACGACCATTGCCATCTTCTACGTCTGCTGGATCTCCGGGTTGCACCCTGAGTTGCAGACACTGATAGGCAGCCACAACAGTGAGTTCCTGAAGGGCGTGTACGATGAGTGCCTGCGGATTATGGATAAGGACGGGGAGTATTGCTGGCATGATGTATTTCCCAAGGTGCCTATCTGTGGACAGAATGCGAAGCATATGCGTATCGACCTTGGCAGGCGGAAGAGGTTCCAGACGGTTGAAATGACGTCGCTGGGCGCCGGGAACGCCGGTAAGGTGCGCGCTACGGATCTGCTGTATTGCGACGACTTGTGTGAGGGCATCGAGCAGGCCATGTCGACCGACCAGATGGAGAAATTATGGGCGAAGTATACCGTAGACCTCCGCCAGAGAAAGCAGGGGAACCGGGTAAAGGAACTGCACATCCAGACGCGATGGAGCATTATCGACGTTGTGGGCAGATTGCAGGACATCTACGCTGGCGACGAGAGGGCGGAGTTCATCAATATCCCGGCGCGAGACGAGGACGGGCACAGCAACTTTGATTACCCATTTGGCCTTGGGTACA